CATCGAAACTCCTTTGTTCATCAAGCAACTGCCTGTATGTGTCGGGGTATAGGTGCGCTAAGCGCGTAAGTGCCTTGTCTCTTGCCCTTCTATAATTACGGTAGTGGATAGACTGTCTCCCGCTTACCTCTTTACTCTCCATTGATCTTGTCCTCCCACACTATAAGCACATAGACTACCAGCATTACTAAGCCTAAACCTAACCAGTAAATCATAGCCCTACCTCCCTTGCCTGTTGGATAATCTCTGTTATGTCTATCGTTTGCCCTACTAGGTGAGCGTCCTCTTCGTCACTATCCCACGCACTTACCAGTATGCGTGAGCCAAAAGGTGCTAGGTATAGCCATTGAATAGCTGACTTAGCCTCTCCCCCACCCCAGCGGATAACGTTATCAGGCTCGACCACTTCATAAAACAGGATTAAGTCCGACTTTGGTGGGTGCATACTGTCTCCCATAAACTTTATACCGCTATCTAATAGGCGTAATACTCTACCGTCACTCACTCTCGTCCTCCTCGAATCCAAATAGTTGTGAGAGCGCACTATTGGCACGCTTGAGGTTCTTTATAGCCTCTGCTATCTCCTCCTCCTTGATGTTCTTCTCAGCTTGATTTATGCACAGGTCAAACTTAGCTTCTAAGTATTCTTTGTTCACTTGCTCTCCTCCTCGCTTGGTAAACAAACAACGCACCAGGCGGTATCGTTGCCCTCTCTCCCTCTAACCTGCCATAAACCTTCAACGTCTGCCCACACTATGTCGTCTGGATCTAGTGTGTCACTACACTTAAAGCATTTGACCTCTTGCTCTCCCTCGTCCACATAGAATGAGGGTTCATTCCAATCGGGTTCATAACTCATTCGATTACCTCCACGTGTACCGGAGGAAACTCACCAAAATTACCTAGTTCTATCTCCTCATCATCTAGTAACAAGGTAACAGTTATGTCGTTGATAACCGTCTCATCTATCTTACCGATCTCGTCCTCTATGTTATTCATACCGTTAATTGTTGCCTGTTCATAGGCCTCATCACTTAGGTTACCTATCGTGTCATCTAGCTCTAGGCATACGTTAGTAGTAATCGTTAAGTAATCGGTTACGAAAGTAACGCGGTAGTCGTAGCTCATAGTGACTCTCCACACTTATCGCACGCTAACCCTCTAGTGTCCGATAGCGCGTCATATTTAGTATTTTTCCAACAGCTAGTACATACCACTACAAAAGTCATCGCTCTCCCTCTCCCGCTAGGTGGCAGGGACAAGAGCAAGCGTAGGTATCTTGCAGACTATCCCCGCATAGTTGGTGCTTATCTTGTACGCAAGAGCTATTCATTACTCTCCCTCCCCGCACTCACAATAGTGTCCGCACGTATAGCAGACATATAGCCCGCTAAAGTGTGTATGGTAACCGTAGCTACGGTATCCCTCGTTATCTTGTACATAATATCTACCGTGCATATCTTGTTTAGCGCCGGCGATCTCTCGCTCTCTCTCTAGTGTGCTCATAACATAACCCTTTCGCTATCTCCCTCTACCTTACTACTTTAGTAAGATAGCACCGTACTCTACCGTAATAGTAGAGCACGATACTACACCACTAAGCTATTAGTCTACGTATCGCATAGGCATAAGCAAGGCTCGCCATTCAACCTTAGTAACCGGTAAGTGAATAATTATAGGCTTACCCTTACCGGTAAACTCTACTCTTACAGGGTTACCCTTGCCGGCTATCTTTCCATAGTCTGCAAATAGCGCCGGGTTGAAAGCGATCTCGCCTAGCTGCTCTCTCTCACTCTTATTCAATAGGTCATCGAAAGTCTTAGGGTAATTCGCGTCTAGTATCTGCACGGTAATAGAGCTACCGGTTACGCTTACGGTAATTAGGTCACCGATACGGTTAAAGCTAACACGTGAGAGCTTGTTACCCTTAACTAGCGCGATAACGCGCTTAGTATCCTCTAGAGAGATAAGGCTAGGCGATAGCTGCCCGTGCTCTACCTCTATTTTCCCCTCTATTAAGCGGTAACGATCCGTGGCACGTGCTACAAGGTAGCCCGCTCCCTCACTCTCTAGCTGCACACTATTGAGCGCGTGTAGCGCGTTAGCTCCCTTATCCGCGTGAGTAATAGCTCCCTCTAATAGCTCTACAAGCGCAGCATTTTCAACCTCTACGCTATCGGTAACGCTCTTACTCTCTTGTACTATAGTCATTACTTAACCCTTATTCTCTTAGTAATTCCCGGCTAGGTACCGGCTACCTCTCTCCCGGATAGCCCGGGAGAGGATAGTCACCTACCTAGTGAAAGCAGCTTGAAAGCGTACCGATACAATAGCCCGTCCCCGTCCACCATAGGCGGGCGCTGATCCATATAAGAGCTGAAAGAATGGCGATAGATAGGGGCGCATAGATAAGCACGATACGCCCGCGTTTAGTTAGTTTAGGCATTAGCTGACACCTTTACGCGCTTAATTCTTAGGGGAATGCTCTCATTAGCGCGGTAAGTAGCTAGTTGAGCATTAGCCTCGCTTAGTGTGCTTTCGGTAGTGAGTAGATCCCAACCGTAGCCGTAATTGCCCTGTATCTCGTACTCATAAGCTGTCATTAGATTACCTCTCGCATTCTTTCGATTAGTTCAGGGTTACCGATTACACGCTTAAAGCTCTTATTCTGTCGGTTTAGTTGCTTGAATTGTCTTTCATAAGTGCGAAAGTCTGTCACGCTCTTAATCTCTAAGCCGAACTCATTAATATATTCGTCTAGTGAGCTGTAATCGCTCATTAGATCACTAGTAAGGCATTCGATAACATCAACCGCACGCGGTTCGCGTGCATTACCTAAGCCCTGATAATACCAAAGACTCATAGAGCGCCCCTGATAGCGAACCTTAACGCGAAAGTGGCGCTTTTCGTGTCCCCAATCGGGGGCGCTATCGTTCCAATCTTCACGAATTGACGCGGTTATCCCTGCGCCACTAATCAAGCCCTGTAATGTAGTCGTGCTCTCAATTAGTATCATTATTTAACCATAGCTTTCAATAGAGCCTTATAGCTGCGGGCATTATCCCCGCGATAGCTGCCGGCATTAGCTAGAAAATAAAGCACTACACTCTTAGCGCTATCGGCGTAGTAAGTCTCCTCTACGCTTTCAATAGATAACATAGCGTTAAGGTACTCACTAGCATAAGGGTTAATTGTTTTCCAATCTTTAGCGATAGCTCGTGCGATCTCGCTAACCGATACTCTTTCGTTAAGTGTCTTATTCATTAGTTGCACTCTCCGCACTGTGGATAGTAATACTCTCCATCGTCGGTGGTGAATTGTGTCGTGACCTTGCTACAGCTAACGCACTTATTCCAATCTTTAGATCTTGTCATTAGATTATCTCCTCGTGAGCTTGATAGGTAAGTGAGGCTCACAAGAGCAAAGTACACGACTATCCCCCATAGTGCAACACCTAACCGGATAATCTTTTATCGTGTCGCAGCTCGTAACAAGGTAGACAGTTAGCCCGATTATGTCTAGGGATTAGGTCACTAGATCGCCGGCGGATAGCTGCAAGGTTAGAGGGTTAGAGCTGCGGTATCGGGTGAGAGCTGCACCGGTTAGCAGCTGCGCCGGTATCGGTTAGGGCTACAGTTTGCAAGGTTAGGCGGTTACTTAATTAGGTAAGGGTTAAGGGTTATGCCCCGCCGGAAGTAGAGTCAGCCCGCTACGCTTTACCAATACGGTAGACATACAGCCCGCAACTGTCTAACCCTCAGCCATACGGTTAGGCTACAGGGCAGCGACAGGCACCCCCCGTTGCTGAATTGTACACGCGGGGTCACGGTACTCCCCAACAAAAAATATTTGCTAAAGTGAAAGCTGTATTATGGCTCTGACCTGCGGTTATATATACTGTGATGAAGGTCACATTCTAAAAACGGGAAATGCGTTAAATTTCCTGCCTTATATATAGTAAGGGGCTTTAATAGGAAAGACCCTGAGCAGTAACGGTATGGCCTCTAGCGAGGCCCCTAGGCCGAGTACTAACTTACCCCTCAGTTCGCTGTGGCTCCTTCGGGCGCTAAGCCCGACCTGCCTAGTACTTTTAGTGGGGATAGGTCTATCTACTGGTAGATGAAACCTTCCTCGACTAGTATAAGGAATCTCTGATTCCGCCCGAGGCCTTGCGCCTCGTGAAGATAAGATCCGATTCCGGCCCGTCCCCAATAAATTTTAGGAGATCACGTGGCTGACAATAGTGCTGATATCGCCAAGAGGTTAATCCTTGGCTGTGTTGCTGAGGGTATGACCATTGAGGCAGCTTGTGCCTCGGCTGGTAAATCTATTAAGACTTATGAGTACTACCGCAGAACCGATAAGGTCTTTACAGACAAGGTTGACCGAACACGCCTTGGTCTAAAGGACAAGAGCTTTGCAGCATCCGATGTTCACGATCTAACCTTTGCCGAGTTTCGCCAGAAGTACCTACACTCCCGCACTTTTCCACACCAGCAGAACCTGATTGATGTAATCGAAGGTAGAGAACCTGGGTGGCTGCATCCTTCTATGAAGTATGAAAAGGGTCTGGCTAATAACCGTATCCTTTTGAATATCCCGCCCAACCACGCCAAGTCTATGACTGTGACCATTGATTACGTCACTTGGCAGGTTTGTCAAAACCCTAACTTTAGAGTACTCATTGTATCTCAGACCCAGCAGTTAGCTGCAGACTTTCTCTACGCCATCAAGCAACGCCTGACTCATCCAAATTATGAAGCACTCCAACAGGCTTACGCTGCTGGCGTAGGGTTTAACTCTAAGTCTGCATCCTGGCAGGCAACCCGTGTCACCTTTGGTGATGAACTCCGTGAGTCATCTGAAAAGGACCCGAACATCGAAGCCGTTGGTATCGGTGGTCAGATCTACGGTAAGCGTGCAGATATGATTATCGTAGATGACGCAGTTACCTTAAAGAACGCTAACGAGTTTGAAAAGCAGATCCGCTGGTTAACCCAGGATGTGCGCTCTCGTTTGAACCCTACTGGTAAATTGATTATCGTAGGTACCCGCGTCACCGCAGTAGACTTGTACAAGGAGCTGCGTTCCGAAGACCGATACCCTGGTGGCTTGGTCCCTTGGACCTACCTTGCAATGCCAGCATTGCTGACAACAGATGAGAACCCTGATAAGTGGGAGACTCTCTGGCCAGCATCAGATGCTCCATTTGATGGACAGACAGAAACAGATTTAGATGAAGACGGCCTCTATCCTAGATGGAATGGTCGTAACCTTTACAATGAACGTCAAGCTATGGATGCTTCTACCTGGGCGCTGGTTTACCAGCAGCAAGATATCTCAGATGATGCAATCTACGATCCAGTATGTGTAAGAGGTTCTATTGATGGTATGCGTAAAGCAGGTCGGTTGGTTCCTGGTAACCCAGGCCATCCACGCGATGTTAATGGCTTTAGTTTTATTTGTGGTCTTGATCCCGCTATGGTTGGTGATACAGCCGCCATTTGTTACGCTGTTGATCGCACTACACATAAACGCTATATCGTTGATGCTATTAAGATTACTAGGCCAACGCCTGCTGCAATCCGTCAGTTAATATTTGACTGGACTTCCCTGTACTCACCCAGTGAGTGGATAGTAGAGAAGAATGCTTTTCAATCATTCCTTACGCAAGATGAGGGCATCCGCGCAAACCTTGCCTCCAGGGGTGTGCTACTGCGAGAGCACCATACTGGAAACAACAAG